AACTGCTTTGAACCCTGGCCAACAATCTTCTGCCAGTTCTAGTTCGTACAACCACTTCTTGTAGGTTGTACCATCTTCTGTTGCAAAGGTAACATAGTTAGTTCCTCTGCGAATAATCTTCCCTGTTACTCCTGTATATGTGTCTGTGACTTCTTCACCCATTGTAAATATTTGTCCTTCGACATACATATCACGAATTACATCTTCTTCTGTTTGTTCTACTTGGTGTTCAATGAATGATTCACGAATACCCATATACTTACGAACATCTTTGAACAGAGACATTCCTTGATTGAAACCATCTGGTAGTCCTGCCTCAAAACCTTCTTTCTTCAGATTACCTCTTTCATCATATTCATTTTTGTATCTGTTTTCAGATGCAGCTGCTCTCATCTTAGATGCAGACATTCCAGAAACACCATCTGAATCTGCATCTCTTTCTCCAGCAGATATAACTTCGATGTTGTCAAAACCATAATAACCGTGTCTTGCTTCGACACCATTGTATTTGTTCAATAGGGAGTCAAACTCTGCAACTCTATCAGAACCAACAACCATGATGATTGATCTGTGTCCTTTGTTGTGTAGTGAGACTGCAATCTCAAACACATTTCTTGCTTTGTCTACGATGATGTTCCTTGCGTACTTTGGGAACATCTTTTTCATGTATGCAACTTTCTTAGTATAAGGTAATGGGTCTTTCTTAGGATTTTCTGAATGTGATGCAAAAATATAATATGGCGCCCCGGCAACTTTCTTTGCTTCTGCCGCAACTCTCTTTATTAGTTTTTCGTGTCCAATGGTCGGTGGATTGAATCTACCAAAGGTAAATACACAAGTATCTCCACGAGCCTCTCTAATATCCTTAAATGTTTTCATTTATCCCATGCCTTTATTGCAGTAAAGTTATTGAAACTGAATTCCATTCTATCGACAAGTTTTACTGCACCACCTGTAACTCTATCAATTGCAACATAACCTTCTGGGTTTACAACTTTGAACCCATTGGTTGTTTTGATAAAAGTTCCAATGCTCTTTACAGTATTTAGTTTCTTTACCACTCCCATCTTTGCATCAACGATATGGTTCTGAAACGCAATAATATTTGTCAAATTGGTTGTATGTTTTTTCAGTTCACGAATAGTTTCTTTTTTCTTAACCTCTAACGCTTCTTTATTCTTTGGCGTCTTGAGTTTATCTATATTCTTTTGGAATGCATCATCAACCCACTTCAAGTAACCCTGTGCGTGTGACTTGGGATTACTAATAGTTTCACCCTTACGAACTTTTGAGTTGTTGTATGTCTTGAGTGAAGCACCAGCCAAATTTCCTGTAAAACTATTTTGCAAGTTCAAGAAACTTGAAAGTAAAGATGAGTTAATCTTTCTGAATGTAGAACCAGCAGATGATAATGATGCTGTGACAGCATCTGTTTCTGCCTGTGTCATTGTCGCCTTACCAGATACATCCTTGTATGTTGCATCATCCATCCAAACTGAAGCAGTACTATTCAATCCACTAATGTTTGCACCAAACGAAGCCTTCATGTCTTGTAGTGCATCACCCTTATATGTGGTGTGCCATACAACACCAACTTTTGCATTTTTAATCTTTTTACCCAAATCTGAATTTACATCTACTGCGTATACAATAGTGTTAGGTTGGAATGTGTAATACTTCTTACCTTCGATGTCTGTGGTTTCTACATCATCAGTGAACATCAAGTCACCCTGTAGAACACCAGTAATTCCCAACTTAGAAAACTCTGCAAGTGCAACTTTGAACTTTGCGTTTAGTTGTCCACTCAAGTCTGCATCAATCTCTGCAACCGACTTGTACAGTTTAGGGTTGACGTTAAATACTGATTTCTTTGCAACGAAAAACTTACCATCTTCTGGGTCGATACCAGCGAAAATTGCAGGCGCTCCATCCCACTTCACAGTCATATCAATTGATGAACGTGAGTTACCAGCAAGCATATCTCTGAGAGAACGAACAAAGTTAATGGAAGCCCGTCCACCAGTAATTCCATAGTTAAGGATTTCGTCCTCAATATGTTCTAAGTGTAGGTTCTTACCACCTTTGTCCTCTGTAAGAAATGAACTAAACTTTATCATTTTGCAAGTCCGTTATATTTTATTGCCAGTCCTGTTGGGAACTGTCCTAGTTTCTTTTTACCGGCGTGGCCAGATTTGTTAGAACGAATAGACATCTTCATTGTGATTGTCTCTGTACCAGACTTCAGTTCAATAAACCAATCTTGTTTGGATGAACGAGATGAATATGCCTTGATGAATTTTACCTGTGGTAGAAACACACCAACTGCATCTCTGTCTGTAACTTCTTCGTAGTCTGAACCAACTGCTTTGATAACAATTGTTGGAACGTCTGGTGCATCTCTCAATACTTCAGACTGAATATATTTAAGTGTCTTGTCTTTACTCTTATTGAAGAGTTCAACTACACCCTTTCTCATAATCTCCAACACTGCATCATAATCTTTTTCGTATGCGGCGTTGTTCTTTTTATCGTATGCTTTTAGAATAGTTTCAGTCTTTCTTCTGTCTGGACTTCTACCATTTGCACCACCATCAAAACCAGCAAGTGCAGGCATACCTTCAATCTTAGAATATACTTGTGCATATGCAGTAGAGCGTAGTGTATCCATCATGCGTGTTTCACCAAACGCATTGAACACTGGACGAACATATGTGTTGAGTTGTGGTTCTGAAGTTTTCTTACCACCAGCCTTTAGACTGACACCAAGAAACTTACCATCACTATACTTGATAAACATATCGCCTGGATGTGATTTTGGCACACCGGCAGGTTTTGCACGATATCCCCAATATACTTCAGAGATAGACTTATCTTTGTGTGCATCATTTAGGTACTGCAAAATACCAATCGCATTATCCATCTTCTCTGTAAACTTGGAAGAAGTATCGGCTTTGTTGATTGTTTCCTGTGCGGCCGCAGTATCTTTTGTGTTCACACAAGTCAATTTACTTACGTCAATGTCGAGCAAGTATTTGTGGAAAGATTCTGCATCTGTGGGAGCGTATCCCTTTTCAAAGGCGATACATGGAAATAGTTCTGTGATACTAGAGTTGAGTGTGGTTTCTTGCATACCACCAGCCATAGGTTTGACATTCACTCTAAATCGTTTACCGTCAATCTCACCATCAATAGGGTCAACACTAGAACTAGATGAACCTAGATTTGCATCAATACCAGCCTGACGCATTCTTCTAAGGATTTCATCTCTGTCTGTTTCCCTGTCAGTAGAACGTACTGTATAGACAGTTCTCACAGAAGAACTGGCTTTAGTGTTTACTTCATGGGTGAATCCATCAAAGAAATCTGTGGGAAGTGTTTCCTCATGTAATTCTCTCACTTTGTCTATATGAGAGACATTAGATTCCTTGACAGGATTTATCTGACGATAATACTTTCTGATTGACATTTAGCACTGTTTCCATTTATACAAATAATTTCACTTCTATTTATATAACATGGTTACTCTACAATGTCAAGTCTACTACTCTTTATAAAATTAGGCAGAGGCCTATCACCGAATGGTCTGTTCTTTCTGATTTGTTCTGAAAACACTTCAGCATCTATTTTTGTACGACAGACTCGCACGATATCGTTTGTGGGGAACTCTACGACTTCCCACAGTTTACCATTTTTTTGTACAAAGTAATCTGGTTTTTTATACTTTGATGTCCGAAAATTTCTCATAAGTCTTGTTCTTTCCAAGACCCACTCCGAAAGTCGTTTTATCAAATGTTGCTTCATCTGTTTCCTGTCCACTGTCAATGATGTCATCCTGTGCTTCCTGTTCACAATCATATAGTTTCATTCTTGCTCTATCAATACCTACTACAAATCTCTTGTTCATGCCAGGGTCATTGTAACGGTTCTTCAGTTGCTTCACCATCAATTGGTTAAGACTTTCCAAATCTTCCGTTGATATGAGAGCAAACATGAGGTCAGCCGTAGCAGGCAAACCAAAAGATTCTGACGTATCTTCCAGCCCAATGTCGCTGTTTGCATATCCCCCTCTAGTAGTTTGTGTCGCTGACATAATAGGTACATTGTTTTCCACTGCAAGCCCTCTAAGTTCTTCGGCAATGGCTTTGATATAAAAATATGATCCGACATTTGCATTCCCCTTGAATCGTGATGATGCACAGATATTCAGATAGTCAATAAAGATGAGGTCTGGTCTGAATGATTTCTTTAGTGCCAATTCCTTGATGAGACTTCGGAAATGCCCTGTGTGTGCAGATGCCGTTGGGTATTCTTTGATAATTAACTTTCCGTTGGTCTTTGTTTGTATCTTAGAGAGGCGGTCAGTAAACATCTTCTTGGGCAACTCGTGTAAGTCATCCATAGTGATATTCATCAGATTCGCATCAATTCTTTCTGCAATCCGTTCCTCTGCCATCTCCAATGTTATGTACAGAACATTCTTACCTTGCATCAGTGTAGACGCAGCCATGTGACACATGAACAGCGATTTACCAACACCTGTGCCTGCAAGGGCAATGTTCAAAGTTTTTTGTGGTAGTCCGCCTTTGGTAATTCTGTTAAAGTAATCCAAGTCGAACTCAATCTTTTCCTCTTTCTTGTGATAGAACTCAAATCGTTCTTCACCGTTTTCTACATAGTCGTGTCCAACATTTGAGTCGAATGCAACTGATAGTGCATCAGACAGAATAGTTGGAATTGCTTCAGCGGTGTGTTCCTTGTCTTTCCCTTCGATAATCTGGATACCGCTAAGGATGGCATTGTAGACTGCCTTATCCTTACAAAACTTTTCAGTTGTCTCCACCAACCACTGCATATCAACTTCTGCATTGGATAGTGTCTCAACAATATCTACTACAGACTTGAACTCATCTTCTGTCAAGTCTTTACGTTTGTCCAGTTCAATAGACAAAGCCTCAACCGTAGGTTGGTTGTCGTACTTCTCAATGAAACTGTTTATCTCTTCAAATACAACTCTTTCGTGACGATTAGAGAAATACTCTGGTTTGATGAAAGGCAAAACCTTTCTTGCGTATGGTTCATTATATACTAGGTTACTAAGTGTAGTTCTCTCAATTGTCTGTATCGACATATTCCATTGCATCCTGTTCTATATTGTTTTTAATAATATCTTGTAAGACATCGCCGATGAGATTGAAGAAATCATCACCGAATGCTTTTTGTGGTAATCCATTAGAATCTAACACATTAAAGTCGAATTGTAAAGTGGCTTCTGTTTTTTCTTCATTCTCTACAACAGAAACTTTACCATACTCATAGACTACCCCTTGATAAAATCCAGCCTCTTGGGTAAGTCCAATACCTTGCCACTTCTTATCATCGTTTGCAACAAAAGTATACTTGTCACTAATATCAGACATAATGTAAATAACTCCCTATGATATACTTAGGTTTTTTCACTGGTTTAGTTCCAGCGTGAAGATGTGTCCACATTGGGGGGAACATCAACATCCTACCTGTTTCTGGTTTGACTGCAATATCCCATTGTGGAAAAGTGGTATGTCCAGCCTCGTTATCATCAAGGTATAAAAAGAATACCAAGAACCTACGGGCAGATGCATAGTTACCTACATCCACATGGTCTGCAAACTCATCCACATCATTTGGCATATATCGTTTCAGACGAAACTGTTCAAATGCGAACTGTTGTGGAAACATCATATCAGTTACATCACAATCCTTCATGTACCTATCAATGTACTCGTAAAACTTCTCTTGAAGATTCACGCAGAATGGTTGCCACTCTGGATGGTTTTGTAATGTGACTTGTGTAAATGAACGATGTCCTTCCAGAACAATCTCTTCATGCTGTTCTGGATTTTCTTCAAACATTGATATGAGTTGTTTTGAGAACGACTCACTAATTACATTATCATACGTCTGAATGAACTTCTTCATCTTCTTCATCTTCTTCCATTTCTTCTACACGTTGTCCATACTTGAACTCTTTACCAGCGGCCTCATCCA